GGAAGTAATGGTACAACACAACTTCAAGTATTATCGTCAGCAGTAAATAATGCCGGCACCTTTTGTAGAGTATGGTTAGTAGCAATTGATTCTAACCCATCTGATTGGCCGTCTGGACAACCGTTTGATATACCGACAGGTATAACAACAGGTGTGTGGAATGGTAAATTTCTTACACAAGGAAATGCATCCGGAATTTATTTTGGAAAAATAGAGAATATGAATATTGCTACCACTAGTACAGTTACGGATAGTGTGTCTGCATTAAATGGTTGGATAGTATTTAAAGCAACAGTATCTGCTCAGGATAACCACTCATCTGATGGTGATGGATTAAAAGTAGCAAATTTATCTGGTACAAATTCTTTGGGCATTGACACAGTAGCATCCCCGGATATAACATATGATGCAACACAATACGGAAATGGTCTTGGCACATGGGATGATTTACATTGGCGAGATGGTTTATTATCAAACATAGATAGTGATAATATTGGTACTGTGGCTATGCTAGGAGTATATGATCAACAATCAAATCAAAATATAAGAGATTATCTACCTATAAAGGAAACAAGTCAAAATATATTATTTAATTGGTATGTTGAAAAAGAATTAATGGTTCCGGATTTAGTAAATGGAGGATTTATATCTACTACTACTCAAACGGTTAATGTAAAACAAAATGACGTAATAAATCTTAATTTAGGTATGTGTTGGATAGATACAACCACAAATTCTATTATTGGATATCAACATTTAGAAGTAGAACCTACTACATATACTATTTCGGGTGGTGGTTTACCTAATGGTTTATCTTTAGATAATGCCACAGGCCAATTAACAGGCACAATTATAGCAGATATAGATACAGTTGATCAGTTTACTATTACTGCAAGTGGAGTTAATGCTGTATATATTTTTATAATAGGTGAACTTTTAGAAACTGGTTATTTTTATGATGGAACAGATTTAAAATTACCAGGTAGAGTTTTAGATAATTGGGTTGAAGTTACAACAGATAATTATCAATTAGAAGTCAATAGAAATTATATGATAGATTCGTATGCATTAAATCCTGCACCTATGACTTTTATTTTACCAAGTTCTGCAAAAATGGGAGATACTATTCAACTTATTGATGCAACAAGAGTGCAAACTATAAACAATTGGATAATAAATCCCAATGGATTATCTATTGCAGGCAGTGGTGCAGGAAATTATACAATAAGTTCGGGAGATTCCCTTGAATTTGTGTATTTTGAATCAACTAGAAGTACGTCTTTAAATGCTTGGATAGTTTATAATAGAGGAAAAATATGAAGTTTTTAAAGAAAAAACCCATAGAAACAGCAGAAGTACAACAAGATATTTTTACCGGAAATGGTGCTGAAACAGAATTTACTCTTACATTTACTGTAATAGATGTAAAACAATTATTTGTATCTATTGATGGACTAATGCAAGAACCAATTGCGGCATATGGTATTAATACTGCTGGCACAAAAGTTGTATTTACAGGAGCACCAATTTTAAATGCAAAAATTTTATGCAAATATATCGAAGCATCACCAATTAATATTACAACTGTAAATCAAAATTCTATAGGAATAGATGAACTCGCTGTAGCAGACGGAACATATGGACAAGCATTAACCACAGATGGATCAGGCGGATTAAGTTTTGCCGCTGTTGATCCTGGAGGATTCGAATATAAAAATGATACAGATTCTCCATTTACTGCATATGCAGGGCAAGCAGTTCAAATAGATACAACAAATGCATCAGTTACTATGTTATTACCTGCAACACCTAATCAAAATGATGCTATTACTATAGTAGATGGAGGAGGAAATTTTGCAGGTTATCCATTAATAGTTGAACGAAACGGTAGTACAATAATGGATGTAGCAGATGATTTAGTAGTTAATTATGAACGAAACTATTTTGGCTTAGTATATAATGGTTCTACATGGAGGATATTTGCATAATGGCACTAACAACATTACCAGCAGGATCTCTTGTTGATGGCTCAATAACAAGTGTAAAAATTGCTAATGCAACCATACTTACGGAAAACATAGGAACAGGAGCAATTACTGCGGATAAAATAACCACAACATTAGATCTTTCTTCGCATACAGTAACATTACCTCTAGACTTAATAGGTCAAGGACAATTAAATATGTCATATGATTCTTCTAATGACATTGATAAATTTTTACAAATATCTTCCTCCGGAGCCCTACAATGGGCCACTCCCATCCCTCCACCTACCACATATAGTGCGTTATCGGGTCTTATACCAGCAGGTCATATAGATGCTGGTACTATTACTTCAACAATGATTGGAGATCAAGAAGTTGCAGATAGTAATATAGCAGATGGAACAATATCAGCAGGAAAATTAAATACAACATTAGATTTGTCAACAAAAACGATAACTTACCCTACTGATAGTTCATTAACTAATTTAACAATAACAGGAAATTTACATCTACTAGGTACAACAACAGAAATTGATACTCAAAATTTACTTGTTAAAGATAACATAATAGTAATTAATGATGACGAAAGTGGACCTGGAGTATCTGCAAGTGCCGCAGGTATAGAAATTAATAGAGGTCCTGGAGAAGATAAAGCCACTATTATGTGGGATGAAGCATCTAGTAAATTTGAATTTAAATTGGGTGCTAATACTGTAGATTTAGTTTATAACACAGAAGCATATGCTGATGATATTATAGGATATGATCACTTAAAAATAAACAACCCAACTGATCCTGGTCCGGGTATTAATACTTTTTTAGAATCAGACGGTACAGGTAATTTTAATTTAATACAAGTTAATTCTAGTAATTTTCTGTTATCTGGAGATATAACAGGTACCCTTCAAAATAATGTAATTCCCGACGATAGTATAGGAACAGATAAATTAGAAGATTATTCTATTACATCAGTCAAAATAGATACAAGCCTTTCATTTGTAGGTAAAACCATTACTTTAAATGCGTCAGATATTTTAACAGCAATAAATGGTACAGGATATTTTAATATATCAAATCCTAATTTTAATGTTCCAGATAATTGTATAGATAGTGCGGCAATATTAGATGGTTCTGTAACTGGTTTTAAATTGGCTCCTACTTTAGATATATCAGGAAAAACTATAATTTGGCCCGATCTACTGCCTTTTAGTAGTGTAATAGTAGAAGATTCCTTTGTTCTTCCAGTTGGAGACACCGGTGACAGAGGTACAGCATCCCAAGGCAAAATTAGATACAGTACTGAATTAGCCACATTTGAAGGGTATGATGGCTCTAATTGGGGATCACTTGGCGGAGTTATTGATGTCGACCAAGATACTTATATAACAGCAGAAGCAACTACTGATTCAGATAATTTAGATTTTTGGACTGCTGGTACTAAACAGATGACAATAGATCAAACCGGTAATGCCACATTTACTGGTGATGTTTCTGTTAGTAATTTAACAATTGATAAAAACATAGTCGAAAAATTAGGAACTGCTACTCCAAGTGGAACAACTGTAACAATTGATTTGGCCACAGGTAATAATTTTATAGTGGATTTAGAAAGTACAACTGGCAATATTACAACATTTACAATAAACAATACAAATTCAACTGCTAATAGTGTAACTACTTTTATTATGAAAGTTATTCAAGGTTCGGTTGATAGAGTGTTTGTATGGAGTGGAATATCTACTGTTAAATGGCCCGATTCGCTTGGTGATGGTTCGTTAACCGGAATTACGCCACCTGTTATAACCACAGGAAATGATAAAGAAGACATTTATTCTTTTACTAGTTATAATAATGGTTCTACTTGGTATGGTCGAGTAATTGGTATGGATTATAGTTAAGCGGCTATTTTTTGTATATTTGTTGCTATAGTTTTTATTTTATTAATAGCCGATTTATCATAAAGAACTAATTTAGCCCCTGAATGCAATGGTTTCGGCCATGCTCCAATATCTACCCAACAATAACCGCTAGATTCTTTGTTTAATATCGGAACAAATTCATCATAACAAGCAATAACAAATGTTTTATAATTAAAACCATTTTCGGATTCAAATATATGTAAAGGATATATTTTATGCGAAACAGGAAGTTCTCCCATTTCTTCTTCTAATTCTCGTTCTAATGTTTCTAATGGCTGTTCATCGTTTTCTGCTTTACCACCCCAAAATGCCCAAGTACCAGGATGACTGACATTTTTTGATCGCATTTGAAGTAATATTCTACTAGTAGGTAAAGACAAAAAGATAGCGCCTACTCCGCTAATCATAAATATAATCTCCAATAACCAGCCGGATAATTTGCTTCAATTGCACTAATCCATTCTGTACCATTCCATTTCCATTTATTACTATCTTGTGCATTTTGTGTAAATTTTACAGTTCCCCATGTGTGTCCTGCATTTTCACATGTAGATTTAACTGTATGTTCTTTTTCAGGACAACCCATATAGGCGGCACTCGCATCAAAATCAACAGACCAAGAACCACTTCCATACTGTATTATATCATACTTATTGCCTACAGCGGTTCCCCAAACACCACCCGATCCAGATATGTCATTTAAAATTAAATATCGTTGATCATCTGTCGTAACAGGTATAGTACCATCTCCGGGATAGGCCACAGTAGGATCTATAATAGCATCTACAGTAGCAGTTTCTGCTGAATTTGAAGGTAATGTATCTGTATCTATCGTTGCTGTAAGTTGTTGTTGTAATGGATTAGATAAAGTTCCGTATACTTGAAAATTTGCTTCGCTTTCTGTCAAAGCATCCATTAATTTAATTTGGCTAATTCCTGTTCTTAATTCACTGCCGCGTTGTTTAAATAAATCTTCCCAAGTATCGGTTGCAGGAGCCCCGGTTTTATCTAATAATGTTAATATCTCACCAGTAAAATTTACAGCCTTATCGCCAAATGTTGTCACCATATAACTAGTAGGTGCATCTGTTATTGTTCCATCACTTCTAAATTGAGCCATTTCTGCTGATGATTTTGCAGTAACCATAGAAGAAATAATTTGATGTATAAGTTTTTGTTTTGTTACTCTTGCAGGTACTGTTATATGTATAGGCATTTTAAATGTTAATGTTGCAATATCTATAGTATCTTCTACACCAGTTGGTATTGATCTATTTGTCCATTGAACAGCGGTTAATTCTACAATAGATAATCTTGTCCAATCAAACGGATTATCTGTAGCATTAATATCAACAGCAGGATTATATAAACTTAAAATTTGTTCTAATAATTGAAACTTTTGATCACTATTGCTTGTCCATATATCTACTTGCATTGTTAAATTATAAGGAACAGGCATATGTCGTTCAATTTGATATGTGTCGCCTAATTCATCATCATATTTGTTCGTTTCATAATTAAATTTCTTTTCAAATACTTGTACTTTATCAATTTCTGTGGGAGCTCGTCTGTCTTGCGGACTTGTCTCTAATGATTGAATCCAACAACTTATAAATGGAGCAGAATTTATTACATTTTCTGAATTTTGTTTTAGAATATGCATTGCCATACGGGTCGCATCACCATACCTAACAGGCACAGTTCTATATGTTTCTGTTTCTCTATCTATCTCAATTTGAAAATTTGCAAATAATCGCATAAATTGTTGCAAATATCTGCGTGTTTGTTTATCGTAAAAAAAATCCATTATACATCACTTTTAGGTTTTATTACACTAGACAATCCTTGTTTAGATTTAATATCTTCGCCAGGCATAGATAAAGTATCGGGATTGTTTGTAAATCTTCTTTGTGAAAATGTTCTTGATTCCCAAGTATCATCATTGGGATTATAATCTGCTGTATATGTCCATAACGTTCCTATCCGTTTATATAATCTATTAGGGGTAAAATCGTTACGTACAAAGAAATCACCTTCAGTCGGCCT